GATGGTACTGATCATTATAGATTTGCGAGGATTTTCTAATGGCACCAGCTTTACCATATATTGCTTTTGGATTACAAGTTAAACAAGCAATAGATCAAAATGCTATTGGTAAATTTAATAAAAAAGTTAATGATAGAAATGCACAAATAGCTGAACAAGAGGCTGGTGCAATAGATAAAAGAACAGAATTTCAACTTGATCAATTTGATAAAGATTATCAAAGATTTGCTGGTAAGACAGAAGTATCAACTGCCAAAGCTGGAGTTCAACAAGGAACTGGAACTGCATTAAGAATCGCAATGAAAAATGCTGAAGAAGCAGAAATACAAAGAGATGTTATAACTTACGAAGGTGATGTAGCAAAAGCAAGAAAATTTGAAGAAGCAAATTTTTATAGAATACAAGGAGATTTTGCTAGACAAACTGGAAGAATGGCAGCAATGGGAACTTTATTTAGAGGTGCAACTACATTTGCTCAATCTGGAGCTGGTACAAGTTTATTATCAAGTGCTAGCAATATCTTTTCACCTAGACCAACATACACACCTATTAATACTAGATTAACTGGATCAGAAGGATCATTTTAATGCCAAAGATTCCTACATTTACAGCTCAAGGAGTTCCTACTGCAGAATCTGCAAGTATTAAAACTTCTTTTCAAGTTCCTGTTTCTGGTGCTGGAAGTTCAGCTTCTGCATTTGAACCTGTAATAAAATCATTAACTGATTATTATACAAAAGAACAAGCTGTTGTTGAAAAAACTCAAGCACTAGAATTAGAAAATAGAGCATCTATTGAATTAGAAGAAACAAAAGCAAGACTTTCTAAATCATCAGATCCAGTTGGTAGTTCAAATTTATTTTTAGAATATTCAAAAATAATTAAAGAAAAATATGCCAATGAAGCACCAAGTTCTTCAGTTAAAAATTTATTTATTAATAATTATTTATCTGATGAAAAAAAACAATTATCATCAGTTCTTACAAAAAATAGAGAAAATTTAATTCAAGACAGAATTAATCAATCTGATATTAAAGAACAGAGAATAATTACTAATGGATTATATTCTGATAATCCTCTTCAAAAAGAAACTATTTATTCAGATCTTGGTGTTTTATATCAAGATTTAAGAAACGATAATATTATTGATGATGATACTTATCTTAAAAAAGTAAGAGCAATTCCAAGTGCAGTTCAAACTTTAGAAGCAAAAAGAGATATAATTAGAGATCCAGTTACAACTGCTATTAAACTTAATGATATTAATAATTATCCAGATGTTCTTGGTAAACAAAGATCTCAATTAATTGCTGAAGCTAATTCTGATGCTAGACCAACATTAATAGATAATATGAAAAATCATTTAGCATTAATTCAAGATGGAAGACAAAGTAATTTTGATCCAAATGTAATAAAACCAATACTTGGACCACAAGCATACGCAGATTTTAAAGATAAAGAAACTGGAATTATAATATTTAAACAAAAATCTGCAGATATATTTAATGCTAAAATTGGAACAGAATATTCTGTTATTGAAAGTTATCCAATTAGAAAAGGTTCTGAAGCATTTGATTTAGAAATGAAACAAAAACTTGTAAATTTTGCATCTAAAAAAGATGAATTATTAAAAAAAGATCCAGCTTCTATTGTTATTCAATTTAATGAAAATGTTAAAAATAAATATTCTGATTTTCAACAAGAACAAGATGCAACTATTAAAGAACTTAAATTCAAAAAATATATAGGTTCTGTTGTTGATGCACAAAAAAATCTTGGAGTTAATGAAGAAAAAATTAAAGTATTACCACAACAAGATGCCGCTAGAATAGTCCAAGATTATAACAATCAAGATGTTAATGGAAAAATTAATTATCTTAATTCTTTAGAAAAACAATATGGTGATAATTATGATAAATTATTAAATCAATTATCTGAACCAGAAAATGGTTTACCAATTACAGCTAAACTTGTTTCTTATTTTGGTGATCCTAATTTTGCAAAACAAGCATTAAGTATAGATTCAAAAGAAGAAAGAGATAGATTAGATAAGTATATGTCAAATACTGCAGAAACAAAAAAAACAATTAATCAAGATGTTGCTGATAAATTAATTGATTTTAGAAAAGTTGTTATGTCTGCAAATCAGGCAAATACATCTAAAGCAAATAAAGATTTAGCAAATATTCAAGAAGTATTAAGTTATATTGCTATTAATAAAATGTCTGCAGGAGTTTCAAGATCAGATGCTATTGATCAAGCAACAAGTTATATTAAAAATAATTTTGTTTTAAAAGATACATATTTTATTCCAAGAATATATAACAATGATACATTATCAAAAACTCAAATAGATCATATTTCTAATAAAGCAGAAAATTCTATAAAATATTTTTTAGAAAAAATGGATATAGAACCATTCAAATCAACAAATAAAAATATTTCTGATGAAATGTTAAATAAAGAAATGATACGTCAAATTAAAAATAATGGAATATGGGTTAATTCTGCAGATGGAAATGGAATAGTATTATCTGTTAAATTAGCAGATGGATCTGTTGGTTTGGTTAGTAATAAAAAAGGAGAAGTAATTAAAATAAATTTTGACGATACTTCATTTAAAATACCAGGAACAAATATTGATATGAATACTTCTTTGTCAAAAACAGAAACAAAGTTTAAATATTTTGGTGGATTATAAAAAATGTCAAATATTGGATTTGGCTTAGATAGTAACGAAACAGCTCAAACAACTGGTTTTGATAAATATAAATTAAGTTTATCTCAAACTTTAGGTGTAGCAGCAGAAGATGCTTGGCACTTTAATCCTTTATATTCTATTTATAGATATGGAAATTTACTTGAAACAAGAGCTGGTGGACCACCAATGGGTGGAACTGATGAATTTTATGCTCAAGCATATCAATCTACAGAAGAAGAACCATTAATACCAAGAGATGAATTAAATAAAAAATATAGCAATATTGGATTATTATTTGAACAAGATGAAAAACAATCAACAGTTGATTTGTTAGCTAAATATAAAAAAGATGAAATAGATAGAAGTGAAAGACTGCAACGTGGTCAAACAGGTGCAGTTGCTGGTACTTTAAAATTTGCAACAGGTTTAGGAGTAAGCATGCTTGATCCTATTAATATAGCATCAGCTTTTGTTCCTGTTGTTGGTGAAGCTAGATTTGCTTCTTTAGTTGCACGACAAGGTTTTACTACTGCACGACTTGCAAAAGGTGCAATAGAAGGAGGTGTCGGAGCTGCATTAATTGAACCTATTGTATATGGTGTTGCTAAAGCAGAACAGGCTGATTATAGTTTAATGGATAGTTTATTAAATGTAACATTTGGAACTGTTATTGGTGGTGGATTACATGTTGGTATTGGTGCTTTAAAAGATTATAGAACAAATTTAGATTTTAAAGAAAAAATACAACAAGCAAGAGAAAATGCTGGTATAGATTCTAAAGAAGATCCAGCAGTTAATTTATATAAAGAATATTATCCTATTCATTCTGAAACAATGTTAAGACTTGCAGAAACAGATCCTGAAACAAGAAGATTATTATTAATAAAATCAATGTCTGATTTATTAGATGAAAGAAGTGTTGATGTAACTCCAATAGCAAATTTAGATCCAAAATTAAGAGACGCACAAATTAATGATGATATATCAGTTAAAGATAAAAATAATTCAAATAAATCTAAAGATGTAAATGTTGATTTACCTTCAAGACAAGTTTCTGATGAAAGAGTTAATAAACAAGAATTTAAAACAGAAGAACAAAATACAATAGATAAATTAGAAAATACACTTAAAACAAAAGAACTTGATCAAGTTTCAATTGAAAGAGAAAATAAATCTTTAGATGATCAACTTAATGTTTTAAAAGAAAAACAAAAAGATCTTAATATTGAAGATAGTTCAGAATTACAATCTTCTAAAAAAGATTCGCAAGAAATTACTACTAAACAAAAAGAAATTAAAGATGCTATTATTGATGGTATTAACTGTATTAACAAAGTTTAATTATGGCAAAAGATAAATGTATTGATTTAGTTGCACAGGCTTTAAAAAAAGCATCTGTTAATTCAGAACAAGCTGCAGATATTATTGATAATATTAAAAAAACTCAAAGAGAAGCTAAATTAGAAAATCTTGATAATACATTAAAAGATCAACTTGCAAATCAAGTTTTAAAAGAACAACAAATTGATAAAAAAATTAAAGAAAGAAATGCAATAGAAAATGAAATTAAAATAAGAAAAGCTGTTGAATCTGTTATTGTTGATTTTAAAGGTAATGAAGTTGAAGGTTTAAAGGCACTTCTTGTTGGAAGTAACTTACAAAAAGTAGGATCTCGTTCTTCAGCTGCACTTGCTCAGCTTTCTGAATTTAGACAATTATCAACTTCATTTTACGAAAAGTTAAGACAAAATAAATTAGTAGAATTATTTTCTACAGCAAATGAGGATATAGATAGAAGAACAGCAAGAACAATATGGCAATTAGGAGAGGGAGTTGAAGTTACAGAAAAAAATAAAGACATAGTAAAATTAGCTAGCATTATGTCAGACTATTCTGAATCTGTTAGAAAAAAATTAAATAATCTTGGTGCTAATATTGGTAAACTTCCAGGTTGGATTGTAAGACAAACTCATGATCCATTTCAAATAAGAAATGCTGCAAAGGTATTAAAAGAATTAGCTGGCAAACAAGTAGATGAACTAGATGGTTCTGTTGATAGAAATTTAAAAGCATGGAAAGATTATATTTTACCTAAATTAAAAGACGAAACATTTGAAGGATTTGATAATAAAGATGCTTTCTTAAATAATGTCTATAATTCTTTATCAAGAAATGAACATATAGTTACAGATGGTTCTGCAGGATCTTATGGATCAAGAGATATTACAAAAACAATGAATGCCAAAAGAGTTTTATTATTTAAAACTGCAGATGATTGGTTTGATTATAATAATAAATTTGGATTTGGAAATTTAAGAGAATCATTCTTTTTTGGTTTACAAAGATCAGCAAATAATATTGGTTTAATTACAACGCTTGGCACTAAACCAGAGCAAAATTTTAATACAATAAAAGGATTAGTTGCTAAACATCTTGTAGATAATGCAAGATTAACAGATAAAATAAAAGCAAACGAAAGAATATTTAATTATCAATTAGACGAAATAACAGGAAGAGGAAATATGATAGGATCTTTTTCTGGTGCTAAATGGTCTGCAATTACAAGATCTATTGCTAATTTAGCTAAATTAGGAGGTGCTGTTATTTCTTCATTTACAGATGTGCATACTTATGCAACAGAATTAAAGTGGCAAGGTAGATCATATTTAGGTGGTGTTCAAGAAGCATTAACATCTTTATCTAAACTTTCATCTTCTGAAAGAAAAAGAGCTATTGCTGAACAATTAGGATTTCTTAATGATAATTTAATACATGATTTATCTTCTCGTTATTCAACTGGAGATTTATTAAATAAAGGATTTACAAAAATACAAAGAACATTTTTTAAACTTAACTTACTTCGCTGGTGGACTGATTCTTTAAAAGAAGGATCTATGCTTGGTTTAGGAAATTATGTAGCTAAACAAAAAAATATTGCTTTTGTAAATTTAGATGAGAAATTTAAAAGATTAATTACTCACTTTGGTATTGATGAAAAAATTTGGAATACTATAAGAAAAATGGCTACAGAAGTAGCAGATGATGGAAAAGAATTTTTCTCTGTTCGTAATATAGATAATTTAACAAATAAAGAAATATTACCTTTAATGGATATAAAAAATCCAAGTCAAAGACAAATTGATTTATTTAAAGATAATTTAAAAACAAAAGTTATGGGTATATTTTTAGATCGTTCAAGTTATGCAGTTATTGAACCTGATGCTAGAACTAGAGCTTTTATGAAACAGGGACAATTAGCTGGAACTCCTACAGGAGAAGCCATAAGATTTATGGGACAGTTTAAAAGTTTTATAATTGCATTTACTCAAAAAGCAGTAGGAAGAGAACTTGCTTTAATTAATGCTGGTAATAAAGCACAAGGAGTTTTAGGTTTAGCAAATTTATTTATTGGAGCAACAATATTTGGATATATATCAAATACTATATCTGATATATTAAAAGGTAAATCACCAAAAGACGCAACTGATTATAAAACATGGATGGCTGCTGCAGCTAGAGGCGGAGGAGCAGGTATTTATGGAGATTTCTTATTTCAAGAAACAAGAGGTAATGCTGGAATTTTACCTACAGTAGCTGGTCCAGTAATATCAGAAGCTGCAAAATTATTTACTATACTTGATTATGCAAAAAAAGGTGAAGGAGATGCTGCTTTAAGACAAACATATAAATCTGTTGTAGGTAATACACCATTTTTAAATTTATTTTATACTAAAACAGCATTTGATTATGCTATAGGTTATCAAATTATGGAAACTTTATCACCTGGCTATCTTAGAAAGATGGAAAGACAAATAGAAAGAGATTCTGGTCAAGAATTTTTGTTTACAAAACCATCAAGTTTGTTTAAAGGATTTAGATAATGACAATATCTTCAACTACAGTTAAGAACAGTTATAGTGGTGATGGTTCAACTACCACGTTTACATATACATTTAAGATATTCCAAGACTCAGATATTCAAGTAAT